TTACAACAATTATATGAAAAATGCAAATTAGAAAGGAGAAATAAGATGAAAAAGATAGATGGATATTGGATAGATGAAAATGGCAATCGTTGGAATGATTGCAGCAAAGAGCGTGCGAAGGAATTAAGCAGCGGTATGATTGATTGTTATAATTGTTATAATTGCTGTAATTGCGATAATTGCCAATATTGCGATAATTGCTGTAATTGCGATAATTGCCAATATTGCGATAATTGCCAATATTGCGATAATTGCTTTAATTGCTGGGATTGCCAAGGTTGCCAAGATTGCCGAGATTGCCAAAAATATACAGATAACCCCATGTTGTATAGAACCGCTGAAATTGGATCAAGAAAAGCTCAAACTTTATTCTACTTTGGCAAAATCGCGAATGGCACATCCCTTCAGATTGTGTGCGGCTGCTTTCGTGGCAATTTGGAGGAGTTTGAAAAAGCAGTGTTAGCAACGCACGAAAACAACGAAGTGTATCGAAATCAGTACCTTGAAGAAATTCGAAAAGTTAAAGTACTGTTTGGGTTGGAGGAAAGGGAAGTAGCTCATGAAAATATGGAAATTGAATGATATCTTAGCTTTGCTTCTGTTAATCGAGCTGTTCGCGTTTGGAGGGCTTGCCACAGGGATATTAGTAACAGAATCGATGGTTGATGATGTTAGCGATATGTACATCGAAGCGTGCGATGAACTTTCCCAAAAAAGACAAATCATCAAGAGTCAAGAGGATGTAATCGAAAAGAAAGACAAGCAGATAATCCAGCTGAACAAGCGTATAGACGAGCTTGAACAAAAAGGATTGAAATCCCTAGGGATATTCAAAATCACGGCGTATGGACGTGATTGCGAGGGTTGTACAGGGATAACGAAGACAGGCACTGTTCCCATAGTCGGGCGAACCGTTGCAGTTGACCCTGAAGTCATTCCTCTTGGCTCCACCGTCATCATTGACGGTCAAGAATACATAGCGGAAGACATCGGCGGCGCAATTAAAGGAAACATTATTGACATGTTTGTTGGCACTGAAGATATTTCAAAGTACTACGGCGTGAAATATAAAGAGATATTTATCAAAGAATAGTATTAAGCATATAGGTCTTTTAAAACTGAATAATGAGGTTGTGCAATAAAAAAACGGAAATTCAAATTTCCGTCTTATCTTTAAACTCAATGACAAGGTTACAATTTATGATTGATAAAATCTTATTAGCGTCATCAAAGCTGAAATTCTTCTTATTAAGTATTTTAGTAAGTCCTTGTGGTTTAATGCCTAAGGCTTCCGCAATTTCTCTTTGTGACACTTGCTTATCAAGTAATAATTTCTTGATTTCAATTATAAGTTGTTCGTTGTTGTTGTAAATCATGATAACATCCTCTCTTTCTTCATTGTTATTATAACCTATAAATGGTTATAAATCAACTATAAAAAACAAAATATAATCAAAAACATATTATAAAATAGTTGACAAATAACCCAAAAAGGTTTATAATAATAGTGTAAGGTAAAGGAGGTGGTAAAAGTGATAAGAGAGTACCTTAACTGGTGTAAAGAAAAAGGCTTAAAACCTTGTAGAGCTGACAACTTGCAAAGGTTTATAAGCCAAACACCAAGAGCCTAGGGCTCAAAGGGCGGTCTAACCGCCGCCCTTATCTTATCATTAAATCATGAGTTAGTAAAGATATTATAAAAATCCTCTTGACTTACTTACACACTTATATTATTATATAGGTGGCACTAAAGTACACACCTAAATGTGTAAGCAAGAGAAAGGAGGAAACGTGCCAGAAAAGAAAAAAATGGGTAGACCAATCATAGGGAAACCTAAAGACATAAGGCTTCAAATAAAAATTGATGTAGATACAAAGAATAAACTTGATGCTTTATGTGAACAAAAAAAGATTAGTCGAGCTGAACTAATCAGACAATTGGTTAAAAAGGCAAAATAAAAATGGGCACACGAAGCAAGTTTGGCGACTAAAGTCGTGTACCCAACGAGCAACCCACGAGGGGCAGTAAAATTATAGCACAGCCTCTTGTGGATTTCAACGCACCCAAAATGCGTATTTGAGATGAAACAGGAGGTTTTTTATATGAGAAACAACTTCATTCAGGACATGATAGAAGACAAAGCATGTGGACACTGTGCGTATTACACGCAACATTACATAAGCATATGCGGTCATTATAGACCGTGCTTCATAGGACATTGCAGCTTTAAAAGATTAAAGCATGTGAAGCCTAGCGGTTTATGCGATGGGTTTATTAGAAAGGAAGAAACGAGATGAAAAGGAAAATGAAAAGCGTATATGCTTATATTGATGGAGAATTATTGTGTGATGTTGTGAAAGCAGCACTAGACAACAACATGACGGTGAATGAAATGAAAGAGGTACTGATCAAGGAAAACCCGGGACACAAAGTGACTTTTAGGGTCAAATAAGAGAAACGAGATGACAGACGATCAATTTGATATAGCGATGATACTGATGAACCCATCGCTTAGAGGAAGTCCAGATTACGACCCAGAAGCGGACTATCCAACTTCACAAGAATTGATGGAAAAATACGACGATTGGATGGACGATCGTTACGAGGAGGAAAAAGCAAAATGGAATTTAGTTTTAATGGAACACTTGATGAATTGAAAGAATTAGGATTATTGATCAGCGGCTCACAAGTAGCCAGTGTTGAAGTACCTATTATTGTCGATACAAAAGAATTAACGGATTCAGCAGAAGAGGAAAGGGGGTTAGAGTTACAGATATCGCCCAATGATAATCACCAGATATCTATAGGTGAAAGCATTGCAAAGAAGCCATATATCGATCCAGCTACAGGCGATTATTTTACAGCATTTAAAGATATGGTGTCCGCCTGCGATCGATTAACATGTAATGGTCAGCAAAGCGAGGTCAAGGCCCTGTTAGAGACCAACAGCTCAGACGGTACGTATGGCGGTATCCCACCAAAAGCGTGGAAATCAGTTGAGGATGAGGCCAAGGCCCTGTTGAAATCAAAAAAGGAAACGGCCGTGACCTTAGGGCAACTGAAAGAATTGGCCACCGAATACACCCATGCCGATCCAAAGGCGAATAAACCGAAGTTGAAAGAATTGCTTGGAAAATATGGGGCCAAAGGTATTTCAACAATTTCAGAAGAAAAGCGCTCTGCTTTCTATGATGAGTTGAATGCCCTGCATAAAGGTGAGTAATCATGCCGGGAGTACATGCAAAGCTTAGCGCATCCGCTGCAGCGAGATGGCTTGCCTGTCCCCCTTCTGTCGTATTGACACAAGGAATGAAGGAAGAACCATCACCCTATGCAGAGGAGGGTACGAAGGCTCATGATATCGCCGAAAAAAAGCTTCGTAAATATATAGACAAGAGTAGAAAGAAAATCGTTTGTGATGATAAAGATATGGATATATATACCGATGAATATCGTGATTATGTCATCGAACAATTTAATGAAGCAAAGAAAGCAGACCCTGCGGCCAAGCTGTTCATTGAGGAGCGTCTTGACTATAGTGAATGGGCAAATGATGGAGCAGGGACAGGAGATGCTGTGATCATTGCTGATGGTATCTGTCATATCCTTGATTTCAAATACGGTGCAGGATATACGGTAAGTGCGATTGAGAATCCTCAATGCCGCTTATATGCACTGGGAGCGATCAGTGAATATGGCATGATCTATGATTTTAATAAGGTCAAGACACACATCTTCCAACCAAGAAAGAATAACATCAGTACAGAGGAAATCACAGTAGAAGAGTTAATTACTTGGGGTGAAACGGTCGTAAGACCTGCTGCTGCTCTAGCCGATAAAGGCGAAGGTGAGTTCAATCCTGGAGAAAAGCAATGTAAGTGGTGTTTAGCTAGAGAAACCTGCAAGGCGCGTGCCAAGAAGAACCTAAAGACCTTTATCGATGATGGTGATGATCCTTCAACGATGACTCTTGATGATGTTGCCAAGGTACTTCCACACATCAAAGAGATTGAAGAATGGTGCAAGAGTATCAAATCATACGCTTTAAACCGAATGCTAGACGGTGAGCATATCAGTGGATATAAACTGGTAGAGACGAGCGCAAAGCGAAAGATTGTCAATGAACAGGGACTCATACAAGAACTTCGTGAACACGGTTATAAGGACGAGGATATATTGGAGCTGAAAGGCATTGCCAATCTGGAAAAACTGGTAGGCAAGAAAGATTTCGCCATCATTTCAGCAGATCATGTCGAAAAACCAAAAGGTACCCCTACTATCGCACCGTTGAGTGATAAACGTAAGACCTATGAGATCCTCACAGCAGAAGAAGCATTCAAGGACGTTGAGGTAACGCAATGAACGTAGAGGCTGGACAACTCGTAATATACGATCCTGGTTATAAGCAGGAAGTAGGTAAGGTTAAAAGATTGAATCCGCGAAAAAAAGGCACAGCCTTCGTATGGTACAACATAGGCGATACCGCCGCATGTACCGATTTGGATCATCTATATCCTATCGATGAGCGATATGCGAGAGAGCATGCGTGCGACTTTGATAACGCATACGCCCTAAATGACATAATCATTAAACGAATAGAGGAGGAAAAATAATATGTCAACAAACAACGGACCAATTTTAGTAACAACAGGAAAGGTAAGATTGAGTTATGCACATTTAACTGAAGCAGTTGCCATTCAAGAGGGACAGGAAAAAAAGTATTCAGCATCCTTCATCATTTCCAAGAGTGATAAAAAGACCTTGGAGAAGATCGCAACGGCGATCAAACAAGCAACGCAACGTGGTATTGAAACAAAATGGGGCGGAAAAAAACCGGCAAAAATTAAATTGCCACTTCGTGATGGCGATGAGGAGCGTCCTGAAGATGAAGCGTATTCTAATTCTTATTTTATCAACGCTAATTGCAAAACGAGACCGTTTGCAGTGGATGAACATAAACATGAATATCCGTCTATTGAAGATATTGATGAGAATGTATATAGTGGGTGCTATGTATACGCCAATTTATCCTTTTATCCCTATGATGCTGCCGGCAATCGTGGTGTAGCGTGTGGTCTTAACGGTGTGATGAAAGCCGCTGATGGGGAACCGTTATCAAGCCGTGTATCCGCAGAAACCGCATTTGCGAATATTGAGATTGAGGAAGATTACGACGATCTTGATGATCTGTTAGGTTAGTCCTATGGAATTGCTGCATATCGATTTAGAAACATACAGCAGCGTCGACCTAACGAAATGCGGTGTTTATAAGTATGTAGAGAGCGAGGATTTTGAAATCCTCCTCTTCGCATATGCTTTTGATGATCAAGAGGTTATCGTGATTGACTTAACAAGAGAAATGTTACCTGATTTTATTAGGGAGTGTATCCTTAATCCGAATATCATTAAGGTAGCGCACAATGCGGTATTCGAACGGCTATGCTTATCAAAGCACTTGGGTGTTAAACTGGCAGCCTCTTCATGGGTGTGCACGATGGTGTGGAGCAGTATGCTGGGATTGCCCGCATCCTTAGATAAAGTGGCAAAAGCATTAGATCTATCCGAGCAAAAAGATACGAAAGGAAAATTACTCATCAATTACTTTTGTAAGCCGTGTACACCGACTAAGACAAACGGTGGACGTAGGAGAAATACGCCACAGGATGCACCTGAAAAATGGAAACAATTCATTGAATATAATCGACAAGATGTAAAAGCGGAAGTAGCGATATTTGATCGCTTGAAGAAATTCCCGATCTCGCAGAAGGAGCATGAGCTGTGGTGCTTGGATCAACAGATCAACGATACAGGGATCCGCATCGACACGGATCTTGTCAATCATATCCTAGCTTTCTCTAAAAAATACAGCGAGGATCTACAGGAAGAATGCCTGCAGATTACCGGAGGTATCGCCATTAGTCGCATTGCGAAGTTAAAAGAATGGATAAGCCGTATTGAAGGAAGGACAATCAATGACCTTACTAAAGAAGGTGTAATGAATCTAATGGATGATACGACTTTACATAAGGAGACCCGTAGAGTGCTGGAAATCAGACAGGAAACAGGAAAAACGAGTATCACCAAATATGACGCCATCGCAAGAGCAGTTTGCAAAGATGGCCGTCTACGCGGAACACTGCAGTTTTATGGAGGGGCTCGCACCGGCAGATGGGCGGGACGGATTTTCCAACCGCAGAACTTACCGAGGAACACATTTGATGATGTGGATGGTGCAAGAGCGACGATACAAAACGGCGAGATCGATATGGTCGATGTCTTATATGATTCTTATAATAATACCTTTTCTTCATTGATACGTACTATGGTCATACCGAGTAATGGATATTCGTTTGCAGTAGCTGATTACTCTGCAATCGAGGCAAGGGTCACTGCATGGTTCTGTGACGAGAGATGGCGACAAGAGGTCTTTGCCGGTGACGGGAAGATCTATGAAGCCTCTGCATCCCAAATGTTCCATGTCCCTATCGAGCAGATAACGAAGGGATCCGACCTACGTAAAAAGGGTAAAGTTGCCGAGTTAGCACTTGGCTATGGTGGCGGTGTATCCGCCTTGGAACGCATGGGCGGCGCTGCTATGGGACTAAGTGAAGAAGAAATGCAAGAAATAAAAGTCAAATGGCGCATCGCTTCTCCTCGTATCGCAAAGATGTGGTATACAGTGTTCAATGCAGCAGAAAAGGCAGTCAAAGAACGAAAACGTGTGGAAGTAGCACACGGAATGCATTATTGGTATAAGAATGGTATCTTATTTGCCCACTTACCAAGCGGACGAGACATCGCATATGCCAGACCTGTAATCAGACAAGGAGCGTTTGGCAAAGAACTGGAATATGACGGGTCTACTTCAGAAAAGGATGATAATGGCCATTTGAAATATTCAGGAGGCTGGGGTCGCGTCAGTGCCTGGGGCGGTAAACTTTTTGAAAATCTGATCCAAGCCATCGCACGTGACTGTTTGGCTGAAGCAATGATGGCCTTATCTTTAAAAGGATATCGAATCGTCATGCATGTACATGATGAAGTCATTGTGGAAGTACCAAAAAACAAGGCAGAACAGCGGTTACAAGAAATCGAGGATATCATGGGAACTGAAATCTCATGGGCCCCAGGTTTATATTTGACAGCTGATGGATTTATCAGTGAATATTACAGAAAGGATTAGGCAGCTATGGAACGAAGATTATGGATCGCTACTGCAAAAAGCAGATGGTCAAAACAATGGAAGAATGAAGAGATATCATGGCAGCAGTTCATACAAAAATTAAAGCAGCCTTATCGAACGAAAGAGACCATGGCCGAATACCGCAAGATGGGCAAGAAGGAACAGGGCGCGATAAAAGATGTAGGAGGATTCGTTGCCGGTAAGCTCAAAGAAGGAAGACGATTAGATGAGAATGTCATATCACGCAGCATGATCACGCTGGATGTAGATTATGCACCTTTAGATCTATGGGACGATATGGAAATGCTCTTTGGATATGCCGTAGTTATGTATAGTACCCATAACCATAGTGACGATCATCCGCGTTATAGACTGATTTTACCGCTAATACGTGATGTAACACCAGATGAGTATCAAGCAATAGCCCGTAAGATTGCACAGGAGATAGGTATCGATTATTTTGACGATACTACTTATCAGTCATCCAGATTGATGTACTGGCCAAGCTGCTGCAGTGACGGCAAATATGTGTTTAGAGTGAGTGAAGACGCTCCATGGATAGACCCAGATGAAATTCTAAGCAGTTATGAGGATTGGCGAGACATGTCTTTCTGGCCGATGTCTAGCAGAGTATTAGAGATACATAAGAGAAGTGCTAAGAAACAGGGTGATCCTCTTGCAAAGGATGGATTGATTGGAGCATTTTGCCGAACTTATTCCATCCAGGAGGCTATTGAAACGTTTCTTAACGATGTATACGAATGTACAAACCGAGAGGACCGCTATACCTATATTGGCGGTTCTACTGTCGGCGGACTCGTTATATACGAGGATAGGTTCGCATATTCCAATCATGCGACTGATCCCACAAGTATGCATCTGTGTAATGCGTTCGACCTGGTACGTATACACAAATTTAGAGAACTGGATAATGATGTCAAATCAGATACTCCAGTAAATAAGCTGCCCTCATGGGTGGCCATGATGGACCTCATCGGTCAGGACGAACGGACAAAGACCTTACTTGGAGAGGAACGTTTGGAACGGGCATTGATTGATTTTCCAGATGCCGAGGAATGCGATACCTCATGGCTCGCTAAAATGGAAACAGATAAGCGCGGCAATTATGTAACGACCACAGATAACATTGTTCTGATATTGGCCAACGATCCACGATTGAAAGACAGTATCGGAGGAATCGATCGTTATGAACAAAAACCGGTTAAACTCGGCAATCTTCCTTGGTGGGGACATAATAAAAAAGACAACGGTTGGAAAGATGAGGATGATGCTGCGTTAAGGTATCTATTGGAAAAGGATTATAAGATAGTGGCAAAAGGAAAGGTGGATGATGCAATTATGTATACTCATGAACAGAATGCTTTTAACCCGGTCACAGATTATCTGGACACACTGACATGGGATGGAACAGAAAGACTGGACATGTTATTTATAGATTATTTAGGAAGTACGGATAATGATTATACCAGAGCAGTAACTCGTAAGGCTTTTACTGCGGCGATAGCTCGTGCATATGAGCCAGGATGCAAATACGATTATATGCCCGTACTGGTAGGAGCACAAGGAATCGGAAAGAGCCATCTGTTGACGATTATGGGCGGAGACTGGTTTACGGACTCTCTTACATCGTTGGCAGGAAAAGAGGGTTACGAGGCCCTGCATGGCTCATGGATCGTAGAGATGGCCGAATTGACGGCTACCAGAAAGACGGACGTTGAGCGTATCAAACAATTTATTTCACAGCGTAATGACCGCTACAGAAAGGCATATGCCAAGAGGGTGACTGATAACCCCAGAAAGTGTGTTTTCTTTGGAACGACCAATGATAATGAATTCTTACGCGATTATACTGGAAATCGTAGGTTCTGGCCATTAGATACAGACAAAGAAAGAAGGACCAAGGATCTGTTCAAGGACCTGCCAAAAGAGCGAGACCAGATATGGGCAGAGGCCAAATACCGTTATGAACAGAAAGAGCCTCTATATCTTGAGGGAGACTTGCTGAAGGCCGCTGAAACGGTACAGGACAAATACACATATAAGAGTCCTAAAGAAGGCATCATACAAGATTATCTCGAACGTAGATTGCCTGTAAACTGGGATGAGTTAGATTGTTTCAGTAGAATCGCATGGATGGAGAGCGGTAACGAGGGGACCGTAGAAAGACAGCGTGTATGTGCTCTAGAGCTTTGGTGTGAGTTATTCAACGGCGGTAAAGGAACCTTGACGAATGCCGATGCAAGAGAGATCAATGGGATCCTGGATCGTATGGAAGGGTGGCGGAAATTACCTAATCCTGTACGTATAAATAAGGAGTACGGCAAACAGAGAGCATATGAAAAGCTGGAAACAAAGTGATAATAATTGGAAACAAATTACGGAAACAGGCAACAAAGTCAAAAAATCACTGGAAACAGTGGAAACAGAAATGGAAACAATATCATATTCGATTGTTTCCAGCAATTACCCTTTAAATAAAGGATGTAACGTATATCGGAAACATTGGAAACAATTATTTTACTTAAATGATGAAAATATATATTTAGGTATATTACCCATATACGTATACGCCTAAACACGCATATACACGTATACGCGTATGAGAGCGTTGCCATTGTTTCCAAGGAAAAAGGAGGCAAGTATGGCTTGGAGAAGTACACAGAGATGTCAACCAGAGCGATCTGTTGAAAAGTACCTAAAAGACAAGATTGAGAACTTGGGAGGCATCTGTTGGAAGTTTACATCACCTGGAGTAGCAGGTGTCCCAGATAGGTGCCTGGAGATCAACGGACTGCACTGCTATGTAGAGACAAAGCGCCCCAAAGGCGGAAGGTTGAGCGACATGCAGAAATGGCGCATCAAACAATTGAGATTACAAGGCGCGAAAGTCTATGTGCTGAAGAACCAGGAAGAAATCGATTGGCTCATAGCTAACATCATGCAAGGAGTGCTCCCCGATGAGTACGGGTACAATGAACTTTGAACCACATACGTACCAGGAAGCGGCAATCGATTGGATCGTCGAAAAAACACACTGCGGTTTGTTCCTTCCGATGGGGATGGGAAAGACAGTCACGACATTATCAGCTATCTATGAACTTATGTATGATGCATTTGAAGTGTCAAAAGTTCTCGTGATTGCACCAATCAGAGTGGCTCAATCAACCTGGCCGGATGAAATCATTAAATGGGAGCATACGAAATCCCTTACGTATGCTTTGATACTCGGTAACAAACAAAAGCGAATACAGGCCTTACAGGAAAATGTGGACATCTACATGATCAATCGTGAGAATGTTCCATGGTTGGTGGAATATTGGCAAGATGATTGGCCTTACGATATGATTGTCATAGATGAATTGTCCAGTTTTAAATCACCACAGTCGAAACGCTTCAAGGCCTTGCGTAAAGTCATGCCTCTTGTAGAACGCTTTGTTGGATTGACAGGTACGCCGACCCCCAAAGGATTACCGGATCTATGGAGCCAGGTCTATTTGATGGATCAAGGTAAGCGATTAGGAAAGACGTTAACGGTATTCAGGCAACGATATCTCACCCCAGGCAGACGTAATGGCCATGTGGTATATGAGTGGGAGCTGCAGCCTGATGCGAAACAACGAATCACCACCGCAATAAGCGATATTTGTATGAGTTTGAAAATGGAAGATTGGTTGAAATTACCGGAATGCAGTTATATCGAGCGTCGCATTAAGCTTGCAAAAGAAACGATGGGCAAATACAAGCAGTTTGAGCGCCAGAAGATACTGGAGCTTGGAGAAGATGTCATTACCGGAGCAAACGCAGGTGTTATTTGTGGAAAACTCCTTCAGTTTACTTCCGGTGCGGTGTATGGAGAAACACATGAAGTATCCTTCATCCATGATGCGAAACTTGATGCGTTGGAAGATCTGATGGAGTCAGCGAACGGAGAACCGGTAATGGTGTTCTACTACTTCAAGCACGACAGTGAGAGAATACGAAAGCGATTCAGCGAGCGGTACAATATCGCATCTATTGAAGACAGCACAGATATAAAGGCCTGGAATGAAGGGAAAATTGACATGTTGTTGGTGCATCCGGCTAGTGCGGGTCATGGGTTGAATCTTCAACATGGAGGATCGATCATTGTCTGGTTCACGCTGCCTAATTGGAATTTGGAATTGTACCAACAAGCGAACGCAAGACTACATAGGCAAGGACAGAAAAACGCAGTGAGAATCTATCACATCATTGTCGATAAAACAATCGATGAAGACGTCATACGTTCGTTACAAGAAAAGGATACGACACAGAAGAACCTGATAGAAAGCCTAAAGGCAAAAATCAAATGCAAGGAGTGAGATCATGGGAATGAATGCAACTGATTTTAAACGTTTCAAATTGAACAGCGACGGTACTTTAAAAACGTTGAATAAAGATGAACTGATTGGATACATTCATATGCTTCATCACAATTGGAGTGCTACAGATGATCAATTGCGTAATGCAATAAAATATGCTAATACTTCAAGATAAAGTTGACTATTACAAACATGAATATTTTTCGGAATGTGACAGAACCGAAAAGCTGGAAGAACTATTGAGTCGTATAGAGGAGTGAGATCATGAAAGCTATACCAGTATGCAAAACTTGTCGTTATCGTTACAAAAACAGGTGTAAAAAGATCCAATACAGCGATGGTCAGGATTACGTGATATGTTCTATAAATCCAGTATCGAAAGAACTCGGAATAAAGACATCGCCAAGACGTTGTCCTTTGAGGAAACAGGAGGAAATCAAATGATCAATAAAAAGGAAATAGGAGAAGCGTTAGATTTGTGTATGGAATTACTTGAAAAAGCAACACCGAAAAAGCCAATTCTTGAAGCAATGAGAGGATTTGGTGATGAAATAGCAAGCCACCTTGTTTGTCCTGTTTGCAAAATACCAATAGTGAATGTTTGGAGCAGAAAAGAATATAGACCCAGATATTGCCATGTGTGTGGACAGCGATTAGATTGGAGTGAATGAAGATGAATAAAGAAGAAATGACAACGAAAGAGTGGTGGTATGAAAATGGATGGATTATACGTGTCAAAATCTATACTTGTTTTTTCAGACCGCCTATTGGAGTTTTAAAAATCTTCATTGATGTTTTAGAACTTATCATTACTTGCTATGATAAGATTGTAATTTGGTTTCTATGGAAATGGAAACCAGCTGAAAGATTTTTTCGATACAGGAAAAACGACGAGTAAGGAGGAATGCAAGATGACAAAGGAAGAATGCGAAAAGGTGTTAAAGGCGCTGTACGATGAAAACGATGAAATGGATGATTATGCATCAGCATTCAGTTTTGATGATGACTATATTCCGCAATGTGTGTATGAAACGGCAAGAAGGCACTGCTATGACACCTTGAAGCAACTTATTAAAGAACACTTTGATATTCCATCATCTGGAGCGATACACCATGATTGAATACTTGATTGTATTAGGTGTGATATGGCTATGGCTGTATTGTGCGTTTAAAGGGCAAAACGACGAATGATAGGGGGCAAAGCATGAACAAAATCAAGACGAGCAAGGATGAAAGGGAAAAGCAGTACATCAAAGAAGAATTGATGCGCTATTACATGTATAAAGACAAAATAACGAAATTGGAAGATGAAATACATAGGTTTAAAATCAAGTACAGGGATTTGATCAACGATCCACCGATTGGCGGTAGCATCATAAAGATGCCAGATGGATCTCCGAATAACCGAAATCTTGTGATGCGATTGGAAAGTAAATTGAACGACCTTGAAACGGATTTGAAATATTATCGTGACAGGATTAGCATACTTGACAATTGGTTAGGCGTTTTGACTGAAAAGCAATATAAAGTCGCCAAGCTATACATATGTCAATATCAATGCAAGAACGTAGCGGACGCAGCAGCTGATTTAGGTTATGCTATAGATACGGTAAAAGGCTATCCAGACCAGATATATAATCGCATTAGAAAAAAAGTTACGAAAATTTTCTAAACTTTCACACTCGGTGGGTATGCTTGACATGTTATAATGATAGTGTGGATTTCAAGGGAAACCACAGATCATACGTTCTCCCCTTTCTAAAATTTACGTAAGCCAGCTGTAAAAGGCTGGTTTTTAAATTGAAAGGGACATACTAGCTTATCTACGATCGTAGAAGGAGGAGCAGGAGTGCGAAAGACGCATTCCTTGTAAAACAAGCACGTAGAACTGCCCACGATAAGGGGTACAGGAGAAAACGTGCTTTTTATTTTAACCAATATATGGTAAAATTTAAATGAGAGGGGATTTTGCGATGATAGAGCCTTTAGAAAAAAATATAAATTGTAAAGTACCTGTTATCTTCAGTTTAAAGAATAATACTGAAGAAACTATTAAATATTTTGCTGATGTGAAAGCACATTGCATATCTAAAGAGAAAGTCATTATTAATTTTGATCTGTATGATTTGAAAACAGTAACGATCGACGCTATTATGTATATGATAGCAATGACATTACAAGCATCTGCTATAAGGAGTGATATTACTTTTCGCGTTTGTAAACCGAGAAACAAGAAAATGCGGAGTTTTATAAACAATTGTGGACTGAAAAAATTTCTGGAAAAAGATAATGAGCCTTGCGATAATCAAAATGATTATTACGTAATAAAAATTGGAGTTCAAACGGATACAGATATTGCTGAAGAAATTAGTAACTTTACTAAATCAAAGAATGATAACTTAGATGTTAAGCAAATGTCAATGCTCTATAAAATGCTAATAGAAATGATGAATAATTCTTTAGAACATGCGTATGATATTAAGGAATTAGGTATTATCAAATCAAAGCTTGTTGGCTTATGGTTTGTATTTATCGAAAATTCAGGAGATAGGCTTAAATTTACTTTCTTGGATACGGGTATAGGAATTCCTAATTCCTTGTTTATGAAAAAAGAAGGTTCGTATGAGGATTTAGAAATAATGTTTGGTAAACGAAATTTGAAACAAGAAGATCCTAAAAGAAGTTATATTGTTCAAGCGTTGTCTGGTAATGTTAAACGTGCAAATTCTCTCAATTCAAATCGAGGACAAGGTTTACCTGAAATTTATGGATATTATAAAAATGAAGAAATATTCTCAAATTTATGTATAATTTCAGGGAATGAAAAATGCAGGTTTTATGATTCAGATAAATCTAGAGCAGTTTTTGATAAACTGGATTATGAACTACACGGAACATTATATTATTGGGAAGTCAAAAAAGGATAAGGTGAAATTATGAAAAAAATTATCATTAGCTCAGATTTCAGTAATACTCCAGGAGGTAGATGGAAACGTCTGGGACCAAATTCGGGCGAAGAATTTTATGAAAATTTGCTATATAGTAACTTCAAAGCCGCCATGGATGATGATGATTCACTATACATCGATTTAGATGGTGTGATTGGATATCCGAGTTCTTTCTTAGATCAAAGTTTTGGAGAGTTATCGCGTGAGTTTGGTGCTAAAGAGGTATTAAAAAGAATCAATTTTAAGTCTGAAGATGAACCATCTTTACCACAAGATATAGTTAAAAAAATTAAGGATGCAGATAATTGTTATGAAGATTAAAGAATATATTCTAAATCATAAAATTAATTGCTTAATCATTATTTTAATATTAATTTCTTTGTGTTCTTGGGGCTATTGGAATTTGGAAAATAATGAAAGTTTTCTAAAAGCCAGTATGGTCGACATTGTAACTATATTTTTATTGTTGTTTGTATCATACTTTTTGGTAGAGAGTAAAAATAATATGAAAAAAAGACAAGAGATTGTGAGTACGATTTTGGATGAGATTGTGACTTCATCATATACGTTGGAAAATTTGTGTAGTAATGAACCATTGAATAATTCATTAATAACGATTGAAATTAGAAAAGTAAAAAATAATTGTGATTTATTAAAACAAGCATGTACTTATTTCAAGATAAAAGAAGCTGTTACTTATTTAAAAAATGAAATTGATGAACTTGATGCATATACTTCTGAACAAAATAAAAGCATTGTCAGTGATGCTACTGTTCAAAGGCATTGCAAGAATTTATCATATAAATGCAAAGAAATATATTCTAAAATATACTTTGAATCTTAGCACCCCAGCGGTGCTTTTCTTTTGCACAATGAAAGGGAGGTGATGTTATGCCAAGGAAACCATCGGAAAACAGAATAAAAGCACATGACCTGTATGATCTGCATCACGGCAACATCACCAACCGTGAGATTGCAAATCAGCTTGGGATTTCTGAAAAAACTGTTGCAGGATGGAAGTGTAAAGATGATTGGTTAAAGGAGCGGAGTACTCCGATAAAAAATACCAAAGGTACTCCGAAAAAACAGAGTACTCCAAAAAAGAAAAAAGGTGGTCAACCAGGTAATCAGAACGCTAAGGGTAAGAACCTCCATAATCAAAATGCAAGAAAGCACGGATTGTTTTCCAAATGGTTGCCTCCGGCGATCAATGAGATTATCAAAGAGATGCCAACGGATCCACTAGACATCGTTTGGTACAACATTGAGTTACAATGGGCAAATATTATGCATGCGCAAAAGATACTTCATGTTGAAAACAAAGATGACAAGGTCCAAGAAGTCACTATGGAGGGGGAAAGCGTAACAGCATATGAAATACAACAAGCATGGGATAGACAAGCCAAAACCCTCAAAGCGAACGGCAGAGCGCTAGTAGACTTAGACAGGATGATACGTTCATATTACGAAATACTGGACAGACGTAAAGATACAGCCAGTGATTACCAGATGGAACGTATTCAATTACTGGAAGCACAAAGAAATAAGATTGAAGTGGATAGTGGGAAGGAAGAAGATGAAAGCGTGGTAATCATCAATGACATCAAATCAGAAGATTGTAAGATTGAGTGACATCATTATCCCTAAATTTCAATCACTGGTAAATGATCGAGAGCATATGCACCAGATATTAACATCAGGGCGTGCAGGAACAAAATCATCCGCTATGGCAATCATAACGGACTATTTAATTGTTTCAGAACCAAAAACAGCTGCTGTTATAATGCGTAAGCATCATAATAAAGTAGGAAAAAGTGTGTATAAAGAATGTATTCGTGCAATTGGACGATTAGGATTGAAAAAAAGCATGTTCAAAATTACAAAGAGTCCTATGCAGATTACCTATAAAGCAAACGGTAATACGATATACTTCACTGGATCAGACAGCATCGATGATACAAAAGGTATGATTGATGAGGAAAGGGTTATCCGTCTTGTTGTGCTCGATGAGGTAACGGAATTTTTCGATAAAGGTGATGGAGAAGATGAAATATCAAATATTGTTGCTACCTTTGTGCGTGGTAACAATGAAGGATTTAGAATGATGTATCTATTCAATCCGCCGAAAAACAAAAAAGCACCTGTAAACTTGTGGTGTGAGAAAATGGAACAGCGTGAAGATTGCATACATATTCATACGGATTATCGAGATGTACCAATAGAGTGGTTAGGTCAAGCCTTGATCAACGAAGCAGAAGCGATGAAAACAGCAGATACTAAGATGTATGATTGGGTATGGCTTGGTAAAGCGACAGGCTTGGACGGATTGATATACTATATGTTTGATCCGAACAAGCATATACGAACAGTAACAGACGGTATTAAATTCACACTATATGGTATCGGTATTGATTACGGACAGATGAATGCCACTACGTTTCAGGCATTTGGCTTGGATATGAAAAATAAGTGCATACGTGGACTTGATGAATACTATCACAGTGGTAGGAAATCAGGGTATCAAAAAACACCATCTGAGTATGCGAAAGAATTTCGTAAGTTCATTGATGAAATTTACAAAAAATATGGAAAGAGAGCTACATACATGTTTATAGATCCTTCCGCAAAAGGCTTGGCAGAGGAAATAAAACGTGTATGCCCTGACATAATTATCAGAGATGCGGAGAATACGGTTGACCTAGGAATCAATCGAGTACAGAAGCTACTTGCATTTGAGCGGCTTTTACTTTGTCCTGAACAAAAAGAATTAGAAGCAGAAATGTATATGTATGCTTATGACCCTGACAGTATTGAAAAGGGGATTGAAAAGCCTATAAAGGATAACGATCACGGAATCGACGCTACACGCTATGCCATTATGGGCTTATGGCAATATATCAGACAACTATTACCACAATTAGCAAGGGAGTGATAAGATGGATGTGTTATCAGATTTTTTAAGAAAATTGGGTTATGAAGTACAAACATCACCAATGCAAAAGAGATTGATCAATACATGGATGCAGTGGTACAAAGGAAAAGTAGAAACATTTCATAATTATACCGTGTATAATGGACTGGAAAGTATCCCAAAAGAAAAAAAGACGCTTGGCATGGCCAAGAAAGCAAGCGAGGATTGGGCGGATTTGCTTTTCAATGAAAAAGTATCCATTACGACAAAGCAGCAAAAGATATTGGATGATATTTTAAAAGCAAATCATTTCAGAAAAATGGCCAATGAACTTATAGAAAAGACATTTGCCCTTGGTACAGGAGCATTTGTGGTTTATCAAAGCAATGATAAAAACAGAAGTGTGAATATTGATTATATCAATGCAACCATGATCAAGCCTTTAAAAGTGGAAAATGGAGAAATCATCGATTGTGCTTTTGGCTCATTGATTGGCGATGAGAAGTATTACATCAACATCCATACACGGCAACCAAATGGTCAATATCGTATAGAAAACATTGTATTTGATGTGAAAAAAAGTCAATATACTATCGGAGAACTCCCAGCAGGTGTAAAACCGATTGTCTATACGGATGCCAAAATGTTTACGATTATAAAACCCAATATTTCGAACAATATCGATATGGATGAACCAATGGGTTTATCCGTGTATGCAAATGCAGTTGATGAAATGATGGATGTGGACGAGAAATATGATTCTTATTTCAATGAATTTGAAATGGGTAAGAAAAGAATATTTGTGGATCCAACAGTTTTGAATGTCGATGTTAATAAAGCAAGTGATGATGAATACGTTAGACCTTTATTTGATCCAAATGATACTACCTTCTATGCATTACAGCAGACAGAAAAAGGTATTCAACAAACTGATTTCAATTTGCGAGTACAGGAACACGATCAAGCGTTACAGACTGCCATCAACCTTTTTGGCGATAAGTGTGGATTTGGATCCGATCATTACAGTTTCACGAAAGGTAATGTATATACCAATGAAGCACAAGTTATATCGACAAACAGCAAACTCTATCGTAGATTAAAAAAGCATGAACTGATTTTAGAAGATGCCCTTATCTATCTAGTAAAAGCAATTTTATATGCTGCAACCGGACACGTATATGAAGAAGACATCGTGATTGATTTTGATGATAGTATCATTGAAGATAAGAACACAGAAAGACAGTCCGATCGCAACGATGTTTCCATGGGCGCCATGAGTTTAAAAGAGTACCGTATGAAGTGGTATGGCGAAACAGAGGAAGAGGCCTTGCGTAATCTTCCGGAGCAGAATGAAGCGATGCCATGACACCAGAAGATATTGAGCGTCTTAGTTATGGCAATGAATCCATTTGGTTGAGACTGGAAGAAGAAGTTATGCAGGACATTGCCAGAAGAATTAAACAGACAGGCGTTGTGACAAGAACGGCGGATTATCAGTTGAATCAAATCCAAAATTTATTGGGTTACAGTGATCAGCAAATGAAGACATTGTTACAAGAAACGATGAATGCATCCGACGAATATATCGATAGAGTATTCGATGAAGCGATTAAAACGGATTATATCGACAATAAGGAGTTGTATAAAGCCAAAGGAATTAATTCCATTCCTTTTTCCAAAAACAGCACAATGCAAATGTTATTGAATACTTTGAAATCACAAAGTAAAGGGATGCATAACTTCTCCGGAACTTTAGGATTTGTGATAAATGGAAATACAGGCAAAAGAGCGATTGAATTATCAGAATATTACAAAAGGATACTTGATGATGTTATGGTTGCAGTTGCATCAGGAGGTTTCGATAAAGCCAGCATTTTGAAAAAAGCGGTTTCTGAAATGACAACAAGCGGTTTACGTTGGATTGATTATGAGAGCGGTCATCACAACAGAGTTACCGTGGCAGCCAGAAGGGCAGTAACGACAGGTTTATCACAGATGGCACAAAAGGTATCGGAATACAACGCGCATGAGTTGGGAACATCTCACTATGAGGTCGCATGGCATGCTAACGCAAGGCCAACACATAGAGAATGGCATGGGCAGGTTTGGACAAGAGAAGAACTTGTAAGCGTGTGTGGTCTAGGCAGCGTAGATGGTTTGTGTGGCGCAAATTGTTATCATGTCTATTATCCGTTTATAAAGGGATTGAGTGTTAGAAATTGGTCAGATGAATGGTTAAAGAAACAGAATGAGTTGGAAGACACGCCAAAGACTTTCAATGACAAACAGTATACTGGTTATGAAGCTACACAACGACAGCGTGTTATAGAAACACGCATGAGGGCACAGAGAGAGACGATACATCTGTTGAAAGAGGGAGATGGGGATCCATTCGATATCATGTGCGCACAGGCGAAATATCGTGCCAGCATGGATGAATATGTCAAATTCTCAAAAGCAATGGGATTGCGTGAACAGCGTGATAGGATTTATGTAGATGGCAAAGGTAAGCTAATGAAATCTCGCCAGGAGATCGAAGCATTCAAGCAGCACATAACCAGTTATAATAAAACACTGGGGATTACCATATCGAATAGTGGACTTGTTTCTATTAAGTTATCAGATCATATAGTACAACGTGCAATCAACAGAGGAGTCAATGCCGAACATATGATAGACACATTGACATACCCTTTAGATATAAGTAAAATAAAAGTAGATAAAAATGGTTGGAGTCAAAAAGTTATTGGTGAATATGCAACAATAGCAATCAATCCTGGAGATGGAACTTTGATAACTGTTTATCGCACATCTAGAAAAATAGCAGTAAAGCTTAAACAGAGGAAAGGAAAGTGATCTTTATGAAGATATTACATCTATTCAGTAAAAAGCAACTTGAATGGCTGAAAAATGAAGATATAAATATCAGCGATCAAGATTACACCGATGATGAAATCGTAGATATGATTGAAAAACTGGAAGATTTGCTGTTTGAAAAAGGAATTGAAAACAATGATGAAAATGCATATGGGAATATGTGCGGTGATATACTTACGATTTTTGGATTGAATACTTAGTCGAATAACTTAATATCTTGAACATAATAAGCATGTTTGGCACATTTGGCTTGAGGAGGAAAAGTCATATGGATAAAAACGATAATTACGAAAAAGCTTTTTCACATCCAAGATGGAATGATACAGGACTACCTCATGTATTTACAAAAAGCGAGTGTAATCCCGAACAGTATGAAAGAATACATAGAAGGCTACTTAAAGCTTTAAAGGAAGGTAGAATCACTCAAGAAGATTACGATGAGTTTATGAATAACTAGCACGTTACTGATCAGAGCGTGCTTTTTATTTATATGCCACCAAGTGTGGCTTTTCTTTTGCCCTAGACACGGCATATAAACTGTCTGTTACTCGATGGCAAGAGATATAAAACGGCCAGCCTACCGGAGAGAACCGGATATAAAAAACACAGGAGGTAAGTATGGAATTTTTAAAAGAATTTTTAGGCGATGATTTGTATTCTCAAGTTGAAGCGAAACTAAAAGGCAACGATAACATCAAACTTGTCAATTTAGCTAGTGGAGAATATGTATCAAAGTCTAAGTACGACGACAAGGAAGAAGAACTAAAAACAGCAAATAAGCAGTTAGTGACTCTTTCAGAAACAGTGAAGAAGTTTGAAGGTGAGGATATCGAAGGCTTGAAAAAGCAGCTTACAGACAGTCAGGAAAAATATGACAACGACATCAGTGCTTTACAAACGACAATGAAAAAAATGGCTGCGGTAGATGCATGGTTGGATGCGCATCCGTCAAAGCACCGTAATTTACTGAAATCTCAATTTGATTTGGAGAAAATTGAAATTGAAAAAGACGGTACTTTAAAAGGTCTTGACGAACAGGGAACAACGCTTGCAGAAACATACAAAGATATGTTTTTGACTGAACAGCCACAAGCAGGGGGAATGCCACAAGGCGTAAACCCAAAAACAAAAGATCCAGGACAAATGACAATGGATGAGTATAAAGCCTGGAGAGCGAACAAATAGAAAGGAAGGTAAATAAATATGCCTAATCAATTATTAACAGCAGATATTATTGCACGTGAAGCACTTATGGTGCTGGAAGCCAACATGATCATGGGAAATCTTGTACATCGAGATTTCGATAGTGAATTTGTAGCAGGTGTCGGAGATACAGTAACGATCAGAAAGCCTGCAAAATTCGTTGCACATAACTTTACGGATCATATCACACGACAAGATGCATCAGAAGGAAAGACATCCGTAAAATTGGATCATTGGAGAGACGTATCCTTTGATGTAACTACACGCGATCTTACTTTGAATATCACAAATTTCAGTGAACAGTTTATCGCTCCTGCAATGAGAGCCATTGCACAAGCGTTGGATGAAGATATTCTGAATGAAGTTGTAAATATCACAAATACCGTAAATGGTACAGCCAACGCAACGGATTTGAAAGATATTGCTAACATCAGTAAGAAAATGGACATCAACAAAGTACCACAACAACTACGTCGCTTGGTATTTAATCCTGAACACAAATATCGTTATGCGACTACTGACAATCTATCCAAGGCGTCTTATGCAGGTGATTCACAGGCACTGCGTGATGCAAATCTTGGACGATTATACACGCTTGATACCTATATGGATCAAAATGCACCATATTCTTTAGCAGCGACACCTGGTACGGTAACAGAATGTAAAGCAACAGGTAATAAGGATGCGTATAAGGTAGCATTATCTGATGTAAAACCAGTCACAGGAACGTTGAAAGAGGGCGATGGTTTGATTATTGAAGGTCGTATGTACCGTGTGAAAAAGGATGTAACTGCCGCAGCTGGTGCCATTGCAGAGGTAGAATTAGATATGCCTTTAATGAATGAATACACAAATGAAGCAGTTTATCTCATTACCAAAGTGCATTCTTTGGCATTCCACAGAAATGCAATCGTATTGACAACACGTACATTAGAACTGCCAATGGGCAACAAAAATGCCGCAATCATGAGCAATAACGGGCTTGGCGTGCGCGTGGTGTTTGGATATGATCAAGATACGAAGAAAGATACAGTATCCTTGGATGTGCTGTACGGCATTAAAACGATCTATCCTGAAATGGCAGTGAAACTTATCGGGTAAGAGGTGGTCAAGATGCCTTACACTTCTTATGAATTTTATCAAAAGGATTTCTTTGGCGAAATGATTCCAGAGGAATCCTTTTTCAAATATGAATACAAGGCCAGAACGGAACTTGATAATTTCACATTTGGGAGATTGAAGAAATTAGAGAGCCACAATGAAGAAATTCAAGCGTGCGTCTGCGAAATGTCAGAATATCTTTATACAGAAGACCAAAAGCCAAAGAATGGAATTTCTAGTGAGAGTACAGATGGATACTCCGTAACTTATCAAAAAGCAAAGAGTCAAGGAAATATAAGTCGTGATCTCTATCAGATAGCGACGAAACATCTTGCTTTTAGCGGTTATCTGTATCGAGGAGTGTATTGATATGTTGTGCTGCATGGAAGATATTACGATCTATCACAAGACATATGATGAAACAACTAGAATGGAAAGCAATCATCCAACGGTTTTACATGGATGCTCATGGTTTGTGAAACAACAGTCTTCTGTTAC